GAAGCGCGATGAAGGTATGGGGTTTGATGCCCACGTTGAAGAGTTCTCTATAACGCCCCGGTCGCGTAAGGTTGGCGACGATAAGAGCCTCGGCGCCGCTTTGATCACACTGTACGAATGTCATCCCCGGCGGGGCGATGTAGATATCGAGAGCTTCTTTGTCGGGATTCTGAAGATTCGCTCCGTAGTCGCCTAGGAATTGTCCAGAGGCTAGACGAAAGCTTCCTGTCCCGGCGACCTTAAGCGAGGTCAGGCAGTGGATGTGCGGAGTGGGCATAGGTTACCAATTATCGTTTTTATTAAACATTGGATCAAGCTCTTTCCATATTCTCTGTAACTTATAAAGATGCTCGCCTGCGCGGGTCTCGGCTTTAAGCATAGCTTCTTTATATTGTTTCGTACGTTGTGCAACTTCCGCATCTACAAAATCACGAGAGCACAGGTGGTGATATGCCCAGATATTGTGGCCATTCCTACGAAAGAACATATAGACATCATAGGCTTTCTTTGCAATTTCTTCAGGGATTTCAGGAAGATCTTTTGAATAGGTTGGAGTCATATGCAATAGATGTGCGGAGTGGGCATAGTTATTCGCAAGAATAAACCTCTTTAGAGACTTTCAGATCCGATGGCCAGTCCATAGCTTTGTGAAAGCTGTCGTCAAGGATCATGACTTTATTCGTGGGCTGGGCTGTGATGCGCCCGTTGTCAAGCTTGATAAAGAGGAACTCTTTGTTCTGCTCGGGATCGTCACTGAAGCCATCGTCAAAGGGCGCGGCTGTGAAGAGATAGTCGCCGTGATAATAGTCACCATCGCAATTAGCCATACAACGCTGGCTGCGAAGATAAGTGTACTCAATGGTCTCGAAGTTCCAACCATAGCAATCCCAGCGTTGAGATCGTTTAAGCGGCCATTCGCTGGGGAGTATATCAGATCCGAAGTATAGCGCATGAAGCGGAAGATTGCGATAGATCGCTCCGTTCTCCAGCAATACATGACAGCCCCATGCGCGGCCGGGCGTTGAAGTTATGGCGAACCATATCGCGGGCATGTAGCCTTGCTTATGTTTGTGTGTGAAAGCCGTGTCTACGTTTAGGTAGAGATGCTTGGGTAGGTTTTTGGTGAACATATTTTTGGGAGATTAAACGTCATCGCGCCATCCGACAAACGACGCATTGAACGGGCGACCGTCGTCGGTGAGGTTGAGATATTTGATGGTGGCTTTCTTTCGGAAGTCGTAGCTGGGTTGGATGTATTCTTCCCTTTCCTCGTCCGTAAAGCCCGTCCCGACTTCAAAGCTTACGCCTTTAGAAGTGACGAACTTGAGCGCGCCTAGTTTGCCTTTGCACTTGCCTTCGTCCGAGACGACGCGATCGACACAGAAGAACTCTGCGTCGAGGAAGGCTTTGCGCTTCTGGAGATTCATCGTCGAGCGTTCCTTTGTGCCTTGAGGCATATAGGAACCGAAGACGCTCTTGAGCATTTGGCCTTCGAATTGTTGCTTGAGATATTCTTCGTAACACTCGTCGAGTTCAATGCGAGTCTTGCAAATAGACCACGGAATCATTTCTACGCCGACGCCAGTAGATTCCTTGATGATCTTCTCAAGCAAGAGCATTCTCGTAAGAGCATTGTACTTCGGCTCTACAATATCGAACGCATAGAAACTGATATGCTTTGCGTCCTCGCCGGGCAGAATGCGATTTACGCCCACGGCGGCATTGATCTTCTGGAGGCTCATCCCGTGGCAGTATAGCTCGCCGTCGATAATGTAGTCGTTAAGCGGCGGCGGAAAGATACCTTCCAAGACAGCATCATTCCACCGCTTGCCATCTCGCGAGAAGAAGCCGCGGCCGGGAATGTACATGCAACGTAGGCCATTCAGCTTGGGCATCGAGACCACGTGGCCGAACTTCGAGGCGTCATAAACCGCAGCGCGCATAAAAGATGCGGCGATTTGTGGGTCTTTTTCTTTTGTATCTTTTGTCATAAACTTAATATTCCCAAATCCACTGTTGAAATCCTAACATACCTTTCAGCTTAACCATACGACGCATCTCGAAGATTACGTCGATGGCGACGTTCTTTGGATGCTTGAGTTTGATTTTATAGAGTGCATCCCCGGCGACACTCGGCGCGCCTTTGTCTGTTGTCTTCTCGGGCTTGTATCTTAACTGCTGATGCAGATACTTCACTACTTGATCCGGGCTGCCGGGATTAAGGTCGAAGCCGACGAGGATTTTGAGGATTCTATTTAACTGCTTATAGCGTTCTTCGCAGCGTCGTACGATGTATCCGCGCTTGACAGGATCGAAGTGCATTCCGTGGAGGGACATGAAGGCGTAGTCTGCGAGGGATCGACTGGCTTGATCGACAGAGTCTTGAAGTCCAGCGTCGTTTCGGATGAGGTTAATCTGACCATAGTAAATCTCTCTGAGGACAATAACGTCTTTAACATTGTAAGCGCGGAGCTGCTCAAATTGTGCTCGATTGCGAGGATCAAAGTTTCCTGCTTCATCTTTATGGAATGGTCTGTTGCTGTAAAGAGTGGCTTGATGGGCCAGAGACTTCTCAGCCTCCGGAAAGATTCGATGGCCTGCGACCATGGTGTCATAGATGTCATGGCCGAAAGGGATCTTGTAGAAGGCGGCGAGGAAGCATAGGTCGAAGAGGGCGTTGTGGATTACGACGCGGCGTTTCTTTAGTTCTCTAATGAAGCGAGCAAAGAAAACCACACCGACATTAAGATTGCCACCCCAATCATACACAGGAACAGAATACACAGGACTCTCGCCACACGCAATGGCCAAGCAGGTGAGTGTGTTGGTCTTGGGGTGAGTCTCAATGTCAAAGAAGATTGGACCTTCGAAGTCGAAGACACTTGTGCATTCGGCGGCGCGTTGACAGATGACGGTTTGGGGTTCAGGTTGAACTTTTTCGGGGTCATAAGTTAGGAGTTTCTTGATGTCTTGTGCGAACCAGAAAGAGTAGTTACTGCGCTTCGTAGGGCTTGTGCTTTTTCCATCATCCTTATCTAAGATGTCTTCGCCTTCTAGGGCATCTTCCAAAGAATCTTCCATAGCCCACGCGTCCACACAATCTTGGGGCCAATAGGTTACTATGTATTGGGTTTTGTTTGGAGAGAGATATACTACGCCGCGAAAGGCATCGAGGCTTTTATCTTTTGCAAGCGGAAGATAATCTAAGGCTTTGGCCCCGGCGAAGATTATCTTCTTGATGCCGCTTGGCTTATTGGCTCCTTTGAAAAAATCATCTGCGAATGTTATAAAAAGATCAGATGGATTATCCAAGTCAATATTATAATTAGCCAACACAGAACGAACAAAATCTCCGGCGGGTCCGAGAAGGATACCGTTGTTTTCTTTATCAAATCGCGAAGGTCCATGGAGTACGAGGGCTATCATGTTGATGGTTAATTAAAGAGAAAAGAAAAGGCAGACTATTTCCGGTCTGCCAGCGGTGCGATGGGGATATGTCTGAGGAAAGAAACCTCTTAGAAAGTCTCGCAGTCTTTCTAAGAGGCGCGTGTCTCTGTGATAGCAACCACTCTATCGCTGAGACTTAAAAGGCGGCCAAGGGCGACGCGGGGCCTTTGACTTGAGAGAAGTCAAACTGGCTGTTGTATCGCTTGACGATGGCCTCGCCGTTCTCGTCGCGCTTGGCGAACTTGAGATCGCGGGAGTTCGACGGGTCGTCGGTGACATACTCAGGCTGCGACTGGACGAGCATGTTGAAAGCCTGACCTTCGAGAGACTTCAACGCGTCGGCCACATCCAAGTCGGAATAGTCGTCGGGCAATCCGTCATACAGGCCGACAGTCTGCAGCGCACCGGCAAGAATCTCCAGCGCAGAGTCAACGCCGTTCTTATTCTCCAGCATGATGTACATGTTACCCTTTGCGCCCAGCGTCTTATAGGTCACGCCAGCGGCCACAGTGGTCTCGGGCGCAATGATCTCGCACTCACAGACAACCATCTTGAAACCCTTTGCGCTCTGTCGAGTCTCGGTCTTGTGGACCAGAACCTTATAGACGTTTGCGGGGATGAATCCGATCTTGACTTCAGTACCTTTTTTCATGTTTTGTTTTGTTTTTTGTTTTGTTTACTAGCACCGACAAATGGGGAGGAGCTTTCTGTGGGCCAAATCTTTAGGGTTTAGCAAGTTCAACTGCAATTTTATTCAATGCCTTCACAACACAATTCTCCATGGGATTAGGCAAGCCCCAGAAGATAGGAGTCTTCGCGGTCGTGACGCCATCGGTCTGCGTGGCGAAGTAGTATTGAATGGTATCAGATCCTTTCTCTTTCTTAGCATACACAGACCACACGGCGAGACACTCAGACTCGATGCCTTTGTTTGCCCACTCTTTACCTTGGACATACAAGCGGCGGCGCGTAGTCATACTGCCGTCGAGACCTTGAATCGGGACGATCTCTTCGAGGCCGGTGATGATAACGGTTTTATCTAAAGACTTTAGGTTAGTGCATAAAGTCTGGATGCCGTCGTTGTAGTTCTTCCAGATATCGAAGCCCTTGTAGATTTGTTCGCACTTAACTTGCAACTGATCAATGGCTGCGGTGATTGAGTCAATGACAACGAGATCTTTCGTGGCGTCTTTCTTTACCTTATTCAACTCGACAGTCAGCTTATCGTAGCTGTCGATTGGCACAACGAGCTTCTCGTCGCGCACACGAAACGGCATACCCTTTCGCTCGGCGTCGAAGATAACGGTGCGCGCGGGATCGACGTTGCGGAAGGACGTAGACTTGCCTGAGCCACTCGGGCCAACGAGTGCGATGAGGGTCTTGGGCCATTGAGGTTTTGCTTGAGGCATTTGAGGCTGTAGTATTTCTATTGCCATATGTTTTTATTTTTACCAAGTCAAAGGCTCGTACTTAGTTATTGAGCACTCCGACAAAAAGAGTTCAAGCTGCACAGCGTTCTGCGCAAAGCAGATTCGCTTGAAGGGACAGCTCGGGCAGGCATTGCACGCTTTGCCACTAGGCGGCGGGAGCTTATCGTGGGCCAAGGCTTCGTTGATATGGTCGGCGAAAGTGTCGATCTTGTCTTGCACCTCGACGCCGAACTCAGCGAGCTGTTCCTCAGTGAAGCTCCAGTCTGGGCCAAGGCGCCATGCTGGGCTTGGTAGGGAAATCTGGACAATGAGAGTCCTTATGACCATGCGCCGATACCATGCAGAGTTTGCATAGTTGATGTCGTCTTTGAAGATCTCATAGGCAAACTTCTGGAAGATGTAGTAGTAGAAAGAGAACTGCGTGTCGCCTTCGTAGCCTGCGACTGCGTCTTTGAATGCGTACTTGCGCGTTGTCTTATAGTCTGTGATCTGCACGATCCCGGCGGGCGTGGCAGAGAGAACGTCAACGGTGCCCACGTAAGCGAAGCCCGGGCGGTCGACGACTGGGATGTTGAAGTGAAACTCAGCCCCGCGATTATCGCCAAACTTCAAGGGCATTGGGAGAGAAGACAAAGGCGCTGCGGTCAAA